TCATCTGTAACATCTGTTGCATTTGTTGTGCTTGCATTAATTCTTCTTGAAACTCTAGTTGAACTTGCTCTTGAGCCATCAAACTTATTCTTTCAAGTATATTTTTTTGTAATGCACCCATCACAGCTGGTGAATTTTGCACCATGTTAGATTGCATAAAGCTTAAATGTGAATCTATGTGAGCTTTGTGGTCCTGTCCTGGGAAAGCCTGAAAAGGTTTTCCGGCCATTGCAGCAATTTCTTCCAAACTTGGATCAATTGGTTGCGGCTGGACAGGAGGGGGTAAGATCGCATTTATATTTTTTACCCCTAAAGCTTCATACATCGATCTATATGCTTGATATAAATCGTGTACTTGAGGATTCGATTGCGCCAATTGGAGTTGCGACTGCGCCATCGAAATTCTTTGTGTTTGAGAAAAGATATTTGGATCTGCAACCGGTAAAATATCTATTCTGTCATCGAAATCTGTTTGTTTAACATTTCTAGCAGCACCAGGAACATCGTAAGGATATTCTGCTGGTAAATAACTTTTAAATACTTCTGCTAGTAATTTGAATTCTTGTTTAAGACCAACGTATAGTCTTTTGTGGATCGCTGACATTACTCTTGAACCACGTTCTAGTAATGCAACAGTTGTACCAACTGCAGCTTGTTGATTCATGTCACCAACTTGTGAGTCTGCAATGCTTGCAAATCTTTGACCTGCATTAACTACAACTCCCATTAATTGTAAAAGAGTTTGGTCTGGTCCTTTGAATGGTAATTGCATAAATTGATCTTTGATATTACCACCAGGTGCATCAACATCTCTGAACTCACCAGGTTGTAATGGTTGTGCATCATCTCTAATTCTTATACCTCTAGTTTTAAAACCTGCTGGTAAGTTTGCTAAAGTTCCTGCATCTAACAATTGTCTTAACGCTGCTGTTGCAGTTCTAGTTAAACCACCAATCATGTGTATCAAACCAAAACCATAAAAACCTGTACCTGGTAAAAATTTATATTGTACAAAGTATTTTATTTTTTCTTTTGTAGGATCATCTTGTGTAAAGTTTCTTCTGATAGATAAAATTTTATTATTAGATTCTGCAATCGTTACAATGTATGGAAGTTTAATTCCTGTTTCTTCACCATCTGCACCCATGTCTTCAAAACCTTCTAGATCTAAATTGACATGCATTTCTAAAATTGTGTATTGATCTTCTTGACCATTTTTAGTTACACCTTCTAATTGTCTTTCTTTTTCTTCTAACTCATTTGATGTAACAGGTGGTTGTCCTAACTCTATGTCTCTGTAAAAACCTGACACTTGTTGTTTTCTTAATTCGTTTTCTGACATCTTGATTACATGTACAATTGCTTCTGCATCTTCTAGTGAGTTTGCAGAATATGGTACAATCAAATCATCAGCCGGTACGAATTTAGAAACGGCTCTACCTAAAAGATCATCGTAGTAGACTTTCTTAAAGGTAGATCCGGATAGAGGGAGGTAAAAAAGCATTTGGTCAAACTCTGGTTCATACTCTTGCATCTGATCCATAATTTGATAGTTCATAAAATCTTTTACTCTGTGAGCTTGGTCTTGTTTTTCATTTGTGATGTCACCTAAAATTTGTGCACGCACTGGACCATCAGCTGGTAATAATTCTTTGTAAGCTTGCGCTTGAAATTGTGTAACCGCTTCAGCAAGTACAGGGTGGTTAACACCTGATGCACCTCTGAAAGGTTCTGTTCGTCTTTCGTATTTAAAACCTAAAAGTTCTAAACCTTCTCTGTAAGACTGTTCCCAGTCTCCACGAGATTCTTTGTATTCTGTGTATTTGTCAAATAGACTTGTACCTAGTTCATCTAGATCCTGGTCATCCATGATCTCTGCTAGGTTTTGAAAATGATCCGTAGATTGTAATTGTTGTGCTGCTGGATCAAAAGATATTTCTGCTCCGCCTTCTTCGTCCATAGTTACTTCAACGTCTTCGTTGTTTACGATTTCTTCATTTGGAACTGTAACTTCTTTTTCTACAAAAGCTTCATCTTTTTCTGTAATATCTACGTTTGGTAATGGTTTGTCTATTTCTGCCATATCTCTTTCCTGTTTATTAAATTACACCTTTAACTGAAGTTATACCGTACATACTAGGGTATGTAAAGGTAGAACCTCTTGATCTTTCTAAAGCTCTTTGTCCTTCTTCCTCTTCTCTTTGTTTTCTAACTCTTTCTTGCACAGCTTCAACATCAACGGTTTCTAAACCCTCTAATGGTGGTGTAGAAAAATCTGTATCCATCATGGAAAAATCTTCTGCTATTTGTTTATTTTTAACAGCTTGTCTTTCTACAGGATTCATTTTTAATAAATCTTGAGCTTCTGCAACTCGACCAGATAAAAAAAATGGAGATGTTAAAATTTCAGCTGCTGTCTTACCTTGTTTTCTCATTTGATCCATTTCGTATATAGTAAGAGGAACCGCAGCTATTCCTAAAGCCTTACCACCTATTTTTGCAATATTTTTTGCAACACCTGCTGCTTTTGCTAATTTTCCTGTACCAAGCTGCATGTTATTATAATCAACCGCAAGAGGACTTGTTATTTCAGGAATTAATCTTGTAATCATTTCTGGAGATGGAATACCTGTTACTGCTAATAATCTATTAGGAAGTATAGACGATCCTGTTACAAGATCTATTTTTCCTGTTGGTTTTTTAAACAAAGTACCAACTAATTTATTGTTTAAATTTTTTTTTGCAAAATCTAAAAAATTTTTTTGAGAAGTTAAAAATGGTTTTGCTTTTTCATATGATTTTGCTGCATCATCACTTAATTTAATTACTTCATCTGATAATTGATTAACATTAAGATCTTTTCTTAAAGTTGAATAATTAATATTAGTAGGATCTTTTTTAAAATTTTTTAAAAGATTAGATGTATATTTTGCATTTTTAAATGCACTAATTTTTTGTGTAGTTTCTGTGCCAAAGTTTTTTAACCCATCAGCTACTGGTTTTACTTTAACTATTGGAGTTGCATTTTTATTTTTATCAAATTTAATATAACCAATTTCATATCCACCGGTAATTTTTTTTACTGTATTTTTTATATTATTTATTTTTTTATTATATGCTGATAGATTTCCATCTTTTAAAAATTTAGTTACAGCTCCTTTTTGTAAAACATCAAATCTTGTTTTAAAACTATTTAAAAAAGGAGAAGTTCTTTCTCCTGTTAAAAGTAATTGTCTTTGAATATTTTTATCTTTAATGTATGGAACTAAAGATCTAGGAAAAGCATGTTCAAAAATTGTTCCTTTCATTTTTGTTGGACCTGAACCTTTAGGTATAAAAGATTCTTTTAACGCAATGGCAGGTTTTGTTAAAGCAGATCTAATTTCTTTTGTTGAAGCACCTGCTTCTCTAAAAACACCTTCTGTTGTTTCTATTCGACCATATATTTTAGGTATTAATTTAGAAACACTTTTTGGTATATCAAAACGTTTTTTACCAGAATCTAAAGTTTGATTTATATTTAAAGCTCTTGAAACTGAAGATTCAGAACCTCTAGGAACTCCTGCTTTTTCAAACAATTCGTTTTGATTTGTTATTAAAGATGGGTTTTTTTCTAAAACTTTTATTAAGTTTTTACCGTATTTAGTTACTGTTGGTTTTATATATTTATCTTTATATTTTTCTCTTTCACCAAGAGCTTTTATTCCATATTTCTTTTGAACAGATGGAGCCATTTTATATTTTGTTTCGATTTCTTTTTGAGTAAGTTTTGAAGCGTCTTTTTTTGCTGCTTCAATTATTGTTTTTGATTTAGGAGAAGTTATTCCACCAGATCCTCCACGGCCTCTTGTTTTTTCTTCAGCTTTTGTAATTCGATTTGCTTTGTATAATTTTCCTCTTGGAGTGTCCTCTGGAATATTATAACCAGACTTTACTTTTTTTCCACCAATGTTTGTAACAGCCTTACCTCTTAATTCATCTAATATAACCTCTATTCTTTTTTTAGTGGTATTTAATTTTTTAGCGATTCCACGATCGTTTAAGCCACTTAAATATAATTTTTTTATTTCTGGTAATTTTTTTTCTAACTTTAATCTTTCATCTGAAACATATCCTCTATAACCTTTTGAACGAACAAATCCTGCTTTACCAAACCCTATCCGTCCACCATCTTTATAACCCTGCCTCATCGCTTCACGCACCGCTTCACCAAAGTCATAACCGTCATCCATAAGCTCTTCTACTTTTGCACGG